TACTATCCTAATTAACTTCGATTGATAGGTTTGCGGAGCCATGTGTGTAAATGTAAATTTATGGTTTGTGATTGTAATACCATCTTCCCATACACGCACCCAATACTCCAATTTTTTATTAACCAAAAAGTATCTGCCGGTAAGCGGAGCCATCTTAATATCGGTTTCGGAATGAGTACACAAATGTGTAATAATGTCCAAAATCAATTGTTCTTTTGAATTTAATTTGTAAGATGGAATTAGTTTGTTTTTTATCCAATTCAACATAGTGTTATAATTTAATGATTAAAGATATGATGGACCGTATGTACTATAACGAGCAGTTCCATCCATAATGTTACCTCTCGCATGCTTTGCCGGTGCTTTCCAACTGGCTGGTTTTAACAAGTCACCTTTCTTAATTGGTGCACCTTTTAAATCACCATCAACTCTACTGATGAATCCCCAACAGGTTGAACCTGTCCACAATCGAAGGAATTTGTTACCAACTTCCAACACCAAGTGTGTAGGAGTTAAACTACTTAAATTTTTTGCGTAATACGCATCGATGTCAGCGTTTACTTTTTTAATAAATTCAGAAACGGCTGGATTGTTCTGAAGATAATCTAGGGATTTTTGTGTCATTACTCTCATTTTATTAGGGGGTTTAGGTTTTAACTCTCACTACTCTGTAAAACTACAAAAAAAACTTGGTAATTCCAAGTCTTTTGTAAAATTTAATTTAAGTATGCGTAATCACACGCTGCCACAATTACTTTGAGATTCTGCAAACATTGAGTATCTGCATTTGAAATTGCACCTGACAAATCATTATCTACTACCGATTCAACGAAACTACCACCTCGTATTCCTTTACCATCTCTAGTCATCATTACCGATGCAATGATATTAATGATATGGGGATTGGTTACCTCATATTCCAATGCAAACTCTTGTGCTGCTGATTGATATTGATTTACTATGTCCATATATTATTTTTTATAAAATTGATAAGAGTATAAAGTTTTACGGTCATCATCGTCAAGTTCATGCTCTACAATTACCGCTTCATTGCCAACAATTTCTTGTAGTTTATTAAAATCAACTCGTCTTCCAAGTGGAAATTTGAGAAAGTTATTATTAGTACCGAGTACTCTATCTACTACAAACGAACCAATTTCAGTTTCAATTTTTTCAATTACTTCTAAAGAAAAATACATAGTTTTAGGGGTTTAAAGTTTTTGTATTTTTTCCATTACATCTGTTACATCCTCTGGTCTTAAATATCCAATCACATCGGAAGTAATTGGTGTATCATAGCAAATACTACCATCTTTGAAAACGGCTAATTCGTATAGCCCTTGCTTACCACCATATGTAAGTGGTCCTTTTACTACACTCGCACCATATCCGTTTTCGAATGTAATTACACTACGAACTCCAAAGAATGAGCCCTCTTCTGAAAATTCTAAATCTTTAAATGTTTTCATAACTTTATATTAAGATAATAATTGATTATAGATATTACTTCGTTTTTCAACTTCGGTATCAAGTATGTAATCTATTTCCGTTTCATTTAAGGAATCCACTAGCTCGTCCAATTCATCAGCTGCTTCTAAATTAGCAGAACCTGTCAAAGAGATTTGAAAGTTAATCATTTCTTGCAATTGGAAAAATCGTTGTAATCTATCAGTATTCATAGTATAGGGGGTTTATAGTATTTAAATGTTCGTTGATAACTTCATCTAGGATAATGGTTTCAATTTCTACCCACTTGAACTCGTTCGCGTATCGGTAGGCTTCATATTGAGTATGGAACACGCGAAGAAGGTTGAAGATTGGCTCTCCATAGTTGAAGGTGAATGGAAGTACTTCGTAAATGGCGGTTATATTCATATCTTTAGGGGTTAGTAGTATCTCTCTCATTACCTTACAAACATACGAAATTCCGCTGAATAATCCTAGCACTTTCTCAAATATTTTTAATTTATTTTACCCATTCCATATATCCATAATCAATTGCGTTGATATAATCACTGATATTCAGGTTATTCCATCCACCTTTCAATTCAGAATCTACTTCTAAATGCCTGTGTGCAAACTCCATTACTTCGTATAACACACCATTTTCATCGGCATTGAGAACAACATAATCAAAAGTTCCATGATATTCAGGATATTCATCACACATTTTATGTTTGAATAACCAAAACCATTTACTTAAATTATTCTCTGCAACTTCTTTTGTCATATTATTATAATTTATGTCCTAATTTTTGATTTATTGATTTCATGTGTTTGCAGGGTTGGTATCTTCTAAACATCCTAGCATCACAACTACAATCTTTGATTACCCAATCTTTAACTACCACTTTGTAATACTTCAACTTTCCGGTCTTTTTATCTCTAGACCCCATTTCATTATAAAACCATTCCATAGTATATTATTTTAGAGTTTCGATAAATTTGTTTTGATTCAGTATCAATTCATCGGATAGATTAAAACAACTGTCCTCTGTCTCAAAGTATTTTTCTTTTGGGATTCTACCATTTTCCGATAGTGGGAAGTACAAAAATTTGGACCTCAATAGTGTAACAATATCTTCTCTATACAATTTGAATCTCCTATCACAAATTGAATCATAGTTATTCATTTTGGTAGGTGAACTGATTACAAAAAATGGAACTTCAATACCCTTGTCCAAACATTCGGAGAATATTTCAGCAGCATTGGAAATTGCTCTACCTAAAAAACAAGAATCAATGTAGTGACCTTTGTCCTCTTCGAGTATTAGTACTTTATCACCTTTTTTGACAACCGTATCACAATTGTAAGATGAACCAAATACCTTTTTACCATTACCAATGGTAAATCCACAGCTTTGATAATACATCCTCCTAAAGGATTCGTACTGCTCTCCGATAATATCCTTACCTGCTTTTTCTGAATCTACTCTCCATCTTTGGTAGGATTTATCATAGAATTCGGATTTGAATAAATTTTTGAAATATTGGATTTCCATAGTTTGTGTTTAGGGTTGAAAGTTTAACTAGCTCGTACCGAACTACATACCAAAACTAATAAAAAAAGCTTGGAATTCCAAGCTTTTTGTGATTTATTTTAATAAGATATTAATCCATTGGTCCAGGTTCTAATTCTTCGGCCTTCTTTAAATAATGCAATGCTCTTCTCCACGCTCCATCATTTAATCTTTGTGTAGCCATTACTACATAATTCTCTTTTGTAAATTGTTCTTTTTTCATTATTGTAAATGTTTGATTATTTTATTTTTAATTCCACTCTGTTTAATACCCTCCCAAGCTATTGGTGTCAAAACAAAGTTAGTAAGACCTGGTTTTGAATCAGAACCATCTTTGGATGCAAACCTATCACCCAAAAATTCTACACTCATATTCAAGTCATCAACCGCAACCCAATGAGTTACTTGGGGATGATTTTCCAACCAATGCTGGATTTCCATACTTCGTTCCAATTCCAAGTCTGCTCTGAATCTTAATTCAGACCATTCCTTTGGATAGATGTCTTTAAAGAAATCAGTTACCGCAATTGGTTTTTTGATGATGCCTTTTGAAGTGTAGTATTCACCCAACTCTTCTAATGTTGCATGCATTCTCCAATCTGAACTAACTACGATTTCAGCATTAGTAGTTTCTAGGATTTGATTTAGAATTTTAACTGCTTTCAAATCAAAGTTATCAAATCGATATTCCACCGGTATATCCCAACTGGTCATGGATAGTTTTCTCTTTCCCCACTCCTTTTGTTTTTTGTGGCGAGACCCCCAATTACTACTTAAACAGATAACTCCATCGTTATCTAGGAATATGACTTTCATTTTTTAATACGATTTACCAAGAAGATGTGTAAGAAAAATCAGCAGGATAATACTCTCTACCTTTTTCATTTACTACTTTTTCTAGCAATACTTGCTGTAAAATTTCAATAGTATATTCAATATCTCGCATATAGTATTCATCATAATCCGTTCCACCAAAGAAAAATCCTTCAGTTGTTGGTAGCAATTCATCTGCTTTTGATGGGTCTTCCTTTACTTGCTTACACACTTCAAGTAAATTTATCAAATCAGAAACCTCCACATAGTATTCTCCGCAGTTATCATTACCATCCTGAACATTATCTACGAACCATTTGTGAATGTGGTTTGCCTTTCTCCAATATCCAGCTTCTTCTACAATGTACTTTACTCTTTTTGGTTGTATGTGTTTTACTGGCTTTCCACCTCTGGTAATCTCCACATCATATCTTTCTTCCGGAGTGTGATGCTCCCAATTTTGAACATAAGTTTTTTTGTTCAAATACATATCTAGTCCCATATCTTTATTTTTGTTTATTTTTTAAAAACTTATCAAGAGCATCAAGCATTCGTTGTACCGGATAAGTACCTTTTTCAGCAGGGTCCCATAAATGATAATCTTCACAAGCAATGTAGTAGAATTCTTCCAATTCACTAACTGGCATCATGTTTGTAGTTTTAGTTTTCATAACTTTATTTTTTAGTTTTTAATTAATTTGTAAATTTAAAAAGGAAGAGGGGACAATTTGTCCCCCCGTCCACCATTAAACTATTACTACCACACAATAGTATTTTCAGGTTCTTCGTCCTTAACCTCGTTGAAAAGTGTTTCATTAGAATCACTTACAATATATTTTTGAATCAATTGCTTCATAAACACTCTTTCAGAATCCAACCCACCATCATTAGAGAAGTAAGGTAGGATTGCGATTTCCGCTGCCTCCATAAGTGAGAACCCATCATAAATCAATCCAGCAGCTTCCACATTGGTACGGGTAGAAATCATAGTTGAAATCTTACTCGCATCCGTTTTAATCAAATCACGAGTGGTAGATGCAATCTCTGCCAATGCGTTGAGTGAGTAATCATCTGCTTCAGAATAGATAGTTTTTAACAATTCGTATTCTGATTTCTTATCTAGCAAATCCATTTCGATGGTAACAAATCGGTCCATCATAGCTCTGTCCATGATGCGGGTAGATGTGTATTCATTACCCACGTTAGCCGTAGCGATAAAGGTAACTCCTTCAGCAACTTTCACAATTGGTGAACCATCTGCCTCATCCAATCGTAGGTATCGTTGTCCTGCATCCAACACAGTCATTAGGATATTCCACGCCTCTGGGTGTGCTCTACTCAATTCATCCAATAGAATGATTGCGTTTGGAGTTTTGATTGCTCTAACAAATGCGGATTCTGAAAAGAATGTACCCTTAACTTTATCAAAGTGGGTATTACCAATTAGGGTTGCTCTCGGGTCTTGTGTTGCTCCCAAGTTGAAGTAGTAATCAGGTCGGTTAAGTGATTTAACCAATGATTGAGCTGCCAATGTTTTACCACAACCAGTCGGTCCAGTCATCATAATGTTCTTACCTCTAACTGCCGAACGAAGTAGATACTTCCACTTCAATTCATCCATAAACAACCCATTAGGTTTTAATTGATAACCTGTGTTGTGGATAAATGATTTGAGTGCCTCATGCGTTTCAAATACTTCATTTACCGATTCCGCTTTTGTTTCTTCAGTAGAATGAGTCATTTTTTTGAACTCGTCAATTTCAACAAGTTTGTAAGTTGTTTTGCCAGATTTGGAAACATAACCACGAATGGCTTTGTTTTGGTCATACGCCGTTTTCATACGGGTTTTTGTAACACCTGCCACTTTTGTAGCAGTTTGGTTATCAGCAGTAAGCATTGCAAACGTACGTCCTACTTTGATAACTTGGTAGATTTCGTTAGTGAAACCTACAATAACATCGGATTTTCTTTTGGTAGTAGCCATAATGGTATATTTAAGTGTTTTAGAGTTTAAATGGAGAACCGTTCCCTCATTGTTTACACAATATATGAAGAAAAATCGGTTTTTCCAAGCGTTTTAGATAATATTTTTTTAATTAATGAGGTGTGAAAATGGGGAATTTCACCCCAAGTTCACAGGCTTTCCGAGCCATTATTTTTGTAAGAATAATTCGTTCATTGTTCTGGCAACATCAAACATATTTGCTACATTTACTGATTTTGCTCCCTTACCATAACATTGTTCGAAGATTCTCCAAGCTGCAGATTGTTTAACATCACCATGATAATCACTAATAAAGTAAGATAGAGTCTTAATACCTGCTTCTTGCATTTTATTAATCTGCTTTCTAGTGTGTTTAGCAGCTGCCATCCCACCATAGTTAATTTCATCATCATTTCTGTTGATAGAAAAACAAGGTTCACCATCGGAGAAGTTTAAGAAATATGAATCCGAATCATTATTAGATGGAATCAATTGCTTCTGAATTGCTTCGAAACACAAACCTTCTGGTGTGGTGTTGTTTGCCTGTAAGATACTCATATTCTTACAGAACTCTTTGAAACTTTTTTTAGTAGAATCATGAACAAGTGCGATGTAAGGTAATCCACCATAACTCGAATCCGTAGAACGAATTGATACTTGCACATTGATGTTTCTTGCCATCTCACAAGCTTTAACAATCGCCACAGTCGAAGTAACTGCTTTTCTTAACTTCTCACCACTCATTGAGCCAGAGTAATCGATTGATATGTGTAGGTTAGCTTTCTTATACTGGTCAACCTCACGAGTGTAGAACACATTACTATTATCGTATCCCAAAGAAGCAATCATTCTGCCATCAATCTTACCTTTAGTCAGTCTGGAATAGATGGTTTCACGACTTTCATTACGAACTTGCAATTTCTTACCCAACATAGTTCCTAATACAACACCACTCTTAACTTCTTCTTCTGCCCAACGATAAGCTTTCTTTGTACTCCAATCCAATGAACTGAATGGGAATAATTCATCATTGATTAATGCTTCAGTTAGGTTTTTAACTACAATACAATCTACACCCTTTCCAATCGGTCTACCACGCTCATCAACATAATCATTACCAACACGTACCATTTCAGTACCTGATTCGTTTATGTTTTCTAATTTTACAAGCTCACCTTTCTGAAGTTTTTTCTTTCTAACTTTATTGTTTAGAAAATCCTTCTGTTTTTGGAATTTGTTACTCAACTGTCTCGATGCAGATTTGGTTGGTTTACCTTTGGTATCGGAATCGGATGATTGAGAATCGGAATCACTATCTGAATCAGATTCCTCTCCTTCGATACCTTCCGAACTGGCATTCATACCACCTTGCTCATCTGATTTCTCATCACCACTTCCACCACCTTCACCTTCTTCTCCATTGGAATCATTACCTTGTTCACCATTTTCTCCATTGGATTGTTCTGGTTCTGATTCAGAGATTGGTACATATTTAAGGATTTCAGACATCACATAAATTGCCAACATAAATGCATCTTCGGTGGATTTTAATCGGCCGATGTTTTTCAAATCAATCATACGATAGATTGCTCTTAATCCTTTCAACTTACTCAAATCAGTTTTCTCATTGTGTAAGTTAATGATACGGAACATATACGATTCGAAATTCTCATCAGTATACTCATCTGAAATAACACCTTTGGTAATTACTTTATCATTGAAGTAATAATCGTACATAGATGTATAGTAATCTCTATATCCAGGTGCAGTTGTAAATATATGATAATCAATTCTTCGGTCTTCAATCCAATTGGTTAGATTGCCAATTAAAGCATTAACTTCATAAGTTAATCTACCATACGAACCAACTTTACCGGTAGATAAATACATTTCTTTGAATCCAGCATAGTATTTTAGATTGCTCAACAATCTATCTATTTTGTAATCGATAGAAAATGTGGGGTCAGCAATACTATTTTCATAAGAAATATATGCCCAGTCCACTTCTTGCCACGCTTTACCCATCTCTTCTAGCAATTTGAAGTCAGAAAGTACAATGTGAGAACCTTCGTGTAATGCCAACCCAACGGATACATCAAAGTTATCATTTACATCCGCTGATAGGATTACCTGCTTACCATCGGTTTGGGAAGAGGATTTACTCGCAAAGGTAACAGGAATGTTCTTTTGTGTTACAATTTGAACGAAGTTTGCAATTGCTCTCCTAGTTGCGGATAGCTTATAGAGGTCATTTGTTTTCTTAAATGCCTCCAATTTGGTGGAATCCATATCTGAATATGTATCCAAATAATCGTATGATGTGTTGTAATCATCATACCAAAAGGAACTGGCTGATTTCTTTGAATCACCCTTAAATTTGTTGTACCAACTCATAGCTCGGAAATTTATTTGTTGTTAGTTAATTACTGATTGTTCCACAATATACGACTAATTTGGCAAATAAACAAGCTTTAGTGGATTTATTTTTAAAAATTAAAATTCGAAATTTTCATCGGATTTCAGTCCTTTGGTAGTTTTCTGTCCTTGTCCGTTTCCGACTACCGTAATTTTTGTTGTTGGTTGTTGATTCAGTTGTTGTTCTTTTAGAGTATCTCTAATTTCTTCCAACAGCTTTTTAATCGTAGTAAATTGTTCTAAATCCATATTTGTTTATTTTATGTTTGCTGGTAAGGATGGATTCGAACCACCACGAGGACTTTAGCCAAAGGACATTGCATGCATTGTGGTCAACCCATTATCCTTCGTTTATCAGTTACTCCCCACCCCCGAGACAGGAGGGCTTGTCTGCCAATTTCAACACCTACCAAAAAGTGTTGGTTGATTTGGGTTCAACCAACAAAACCTTGAGAGAAGACCTACCAATGGTAGAACTTTCACAAAAAAAGATTATAACGTCTGTACGGTTTGTTTCCCATCTACTCCTTTATACGAGTTTCAAAGGTTACCATTTCATTCATAGCGTCCGTTCCGTCATTCGTTTCCGAATCGTTACAATCTTTTACTTATAACACCCTATGTGTATAGTACCCTTACTTCCAGTTCCCAATAGGGTTCCTTCGTCATAAGATGTTATTTGCCTTTACTCCCTCTACGATTTTTGTAGGTTGGTAATTGGGAGTCACAATTACTACACGCAAATCTCAAGTTCTCTAAACGATTATCATTGTTTATACCATTCGTATGGTCTAATATCAATGGTAATGGTTTACCCATCCATTCACCTGTATTAGCACAATTAAAACATTCGTATGGAATCATTCTTTGATTCACTACTCTTTTTTTAATGTGGTGTCTTGCATAAGTGGAATTTTCAACAAAAACTTCTTCATCAGATAAACGAATAGATTTAACATATTCTAATAATCCGTTTTCATAAGCCTTTCTATTTCCACCACCACTATTTCGTTTTTTCATAGTATATCTCTTTTACTATAAATATATGGTAGTTAGGAAAACCAACACATTCAAACAAAATATTTTTAAGCAGAGGAGGAGGGATTCGAACCCCCGTTACCTTTCAGTAAAATGCTTTTCAAGAGCACCGCGTTCAACCGCTCTGCCACTCCTCTTAATAAAATTTTTTATTTTCAATTTTTTCTAAAATTTTGTTAGCTATATAAATATGCCCATTATTATTTAAATGATAATCGTTTGGGATACCTTCTATATTATATTCTGATATGTCTGCTATCCTTAATTTATTCATGCATGCGTATCCATACAAAGAATATGTATTTTCAAATTTTATAAAATTATTCAGTTCATAAAATGAATTTGTATAATACTCCGAGTCTGCGTCGTAGTCCATTGCAAAACAAATAAACTTTACATTTTTTGAACGTAACCATGCGCACATTAAATCCACCTGTTTTCTAAATTCCCTGATTCTACCTTTTCTTGAATAAAAGAACTTTAACCAATCATTATAAAAATTAATAAATATTGATTCAGTGTAATCATCTGGGTTTTCTCTCTTACACATTGAAATAAATTCATCTACCAAATCCGAATATATACCAAATCTATCATTAAAACTAAATTGAATTATATGAATGTCATCACCATTCATACTAGAGTTGCAATGGGTATAAACATCATCTATAATTTTTTCATTTGAATTTCCTGCGTGAGAATGGTCCTCACCAATATATTCAACTTTTTCAGAAACTATATTTCTAAAATTATTAAATACATGTCCGGTATGACTATTTTCTAAACTAGTAAATGAGCAACCGAAAAAATGCAAGGTAGGTTTATCCATAGTTTTTTATATTAAACTTCCCAATTTGACCAA